AAATGCTAGACTTAGTTATAAAAGAAGATTTAAAAGTTAAGTCAAAGGCTAGGGTTATTAAACCAATGAAAGAAGAAAAAAAAGATGATGAATGCAGTTATTCCGGTATAACGCTTTTTTTCCCTGGCAGTTCTTCTAAGCCTAAAAAAAATTGGGACTTTGATAAGAAGCTAAACACAACTGAATTTGTCGTTATGTATGCAGCTTTATTAAAATATAAGCAAGAACACAGGATTAAGTTAATCCAAGAGTTTAATAAATTATCATTGAAGCTTAAAATTTAAGTCGTCAACGTAGTTGGCGCAAGGGCTTTTTAATCGTTACCTGCGGGCGTTCACAACAATTAGCTTTGCACCTAAACGGAATGAAATGAGTTTTGCAATGCGTATCCGAGTAAGCAACCTCGAGCGTAGCGATGAGGTTGTGTTGAGGTTATTGTTGTGAACATCTTATATCAATCATTTAAAAGTTTAAACCAATGAAGAATACTAAAAACACTGCCAGTATCAGCGATAGGTTTGGTAAATACCTTCACGAAAAAGGAATACCAAATGAGGAATTGTTTAAATGTTTAAACCATCTTCTTGACTATTCCGGATGTAAACCAATAAGACAGTTCGCAGAAGAAAACAATATCAGCGTTCAATCAGTATACCAGAACCATATTACAAAAACCATTCTCGGCAAAAAGGTGGTTTTTGATAACTTATAATTGATATCGAATGTTGAGAACTATGTGTACAACTACTACATAGAATCATTATAAATAACAACATCTTTCCTTATATTTGAATACCACGATTATGAAAATCCTACGTTCTGTAGGTAGTATTGAGTAACATCCGAATTTTCGGGTACAACATATTTTAAACCCCTCATCCCATACAAGGAGAGTAAACCAATTCAAACAAAGCTAGTAGAAGGGAGTTATCCAAGTACAACCTACATAGCTAATTCTTAAAAAGAGCATCTTACGTATGCGAGAGGGGTTAAAAGCATTATGATAATTTGAAATAGAGAACAATCCAGACTACATCCTTTTAGGATTAAACATAATGAACTATGAAGCGGACGACAATAGCGAGGGGTGTTTAGTAACAATTGGATTGCTGATCGTAAACCTTAATTTCTATTTATGAAGCATAATACTAAAGTAACACCATTAAAAGCCACTGATGAGAAGAACCTCTTTAACTTAAGAATCAAAACCTACAAAGGCGTTCTATACGATGAGAACCACACCGAATCCGAATTAAGAGAAATGATCGAAGTAATTGACAACGGCATAGGAACGCAACTAAGATGAAAGAAAGTAAATCTAAATGCAACTGCTGGCTAAATAACGAGTGGTGCAAATGTTACTCTAATGAAGAAGAACAAAACACTGTAGTTGAATAAACAAGTTTTTTCAAAATGGCAAAACAACACGGAGGTAGAAGAAAAGGTGCAGGGCGAAAGCCTAAAGATGAAGAACAAAAGATTATCGAGCGTTTAGATAAACACATCGACAAAGACAAGCCGTTTAAAATACTTGAGAAGCTAATAACCGAAGAAAACTTTAATGCTCTTAAGCTCTACATGGAGTATAGGTTCGGGAAACCAAAAGAAACAATAGAGAACAGCCACAGCTTCTCTAAACCGCCAAAGAAAACGTTTGAGGACTTTGGAAGCGACCAGTAAAACATCAATAAAATACAAACCTCTTTACGATCTACTGCACGTAGATAAAGCCTTAGACCCTAAAACTAAACTATCCAAAGAAAAAAAAGAGTACTACAAATCTTTATCTTTAGTTGATACGGTTATATTAACCGGTGGTAGGGGGTCGGGTAAATCTTTTGAAGTAGGAGATTGGACGGTAGAAGCCACTTTGCAATACGATTTTAAAACGTTATACACTCGTTTCACAAATGTATCTATGAGTGATAGTGTTATACCAGAGATAACAGAAAAAATAGAAAACTCCGGATTACTCGATTACTTCACTTTCACAAACAACAAATACTATTCAAACTGCGGGGATGGCCTTATATCTTTTAAAGGCATAAAGACTGGATCACACGGGCAAACAGCAAACCTAAAATCTTTAAAAGGGTTTAATGTTATGGTAACTGACGAAGCTGAGGAAATACCCGATTACAAAACTTTTGAAAAAGTGTATTATTCCATACGCTCAAAAGACAAACAGAACCTTTCTATATTACTTCTAAACCCAACTACTAAAGACCATTGGATATATCAAAAGTTCTTTAAAGAAAACGGTGTGCCGGATGGATATAACGGAATTAAAAACAATGTTCTATACATCCACACAAGCTACAAAGACGTAGACCCTAAGAACATTCCAGAAAACATAGTGCGAAGCTATGAACTAATGAAAGAGCGAAGCCCACAAGACTACGAACATATTGTTATGGGTGGGTGGATTCAAGACCTGGAAGGCGCATTGTTTAAAAGAAATGACTTTGATTACTTCTCTTTAGACAACTTCAACTTAGAAAATGTAGAAACAGTGGTATCGTTTATTGACGTTGCAGATCGTGGCACTGACAGCCTTAGTATGCCAATAGGAATGAAGATAGGAAGCCTTATCTATATTTACGACTGGTATTTTACACAAGACAATCAAGATATAACCATTCCAGAAATTACATATAAAAGCATCGAAACCGGTATACAGCACATGGCCGTTGAGGTTAATGGAGTAGGAGGGGGCTACTACGAAAGCCTAATAAAAAGTGTTGGATGTCTTACATACCCTTTTAGCCAACAAGCCAACAAACACAGCCGTATCATTCAGAACAGCGGTTTTATTAGAAATTACTTTGTGTTTAGAAACGACTATGAATCCGGTAGTATGTACGATAAGGCTATGAGAGAGTTGTTTAATTACAACAAAGACGATAAGCTAAATAGAAAGGATGGCTATAACGATGACGCTCCGGATAGTATCACCGGGCTGTGGATTACTTGCAAGGATCTATTCCCTAACGACTGGATATAGAGAATGTTGATAATTAAGTTAACAACTATTAGTATTATTTATGAAAGATAAGAAAAAAAAGAGTAATATTGCAAGTAGGGTGTTGTGTGGTTGTACCAAAACACGGTATTTAGGAGAAGATATTGACAGCGGGAAAGTGCTGTGTAGGTGTGGGAACATCAATGAGATAGAAGATTCTAAGACAATCAAGTATTACCCTAACAAGTTAGCTAATTCGTATCAATCAAGGCTCGCAGGAAGCATAACAAAGAAAGGGGCATAGGCTCATTTCTATACCATAAGCTGGTTATCAAATTTATTTAAGCCTACTTATTTTGAGCGTGACCGACAAGGAAACGTTTGGTATACTGTAGGCGGTCATTCTTCAGATTGGGGGCTAGGCAATAAACTTAATTGTCTACTTACTAATCCAGTAGCTTTTAGATGTGTTGATCTAATAAGCGATTTATTTAGCCAAGCTAAGTTCTACGTAAACGAAAGCGATAGTCATTATTTAGTAAATCTTCTAAACAACCCTAATCCCTTTCAATCAAAGCAGGACTTCTTAAGGGAGTATCTATTCTTTAAATATGCGTATGGTTGGGTGTATGAATATCCGATATTAGGTTCTGGTATAAAAGAACCGTCAGCGGTCTATAACCTTAATCCCGGTTGTATTGAATATAACAAAGAATTTCCGACCCGCTTAATCTTTGAAAAGCAAGATGTTTCCGAGTTAAAAGAAAAACAGTTTAAGTACACCGAAGAACACCAAGAGCATAAATTCAATATTTCCGAAGTAATACCATTCTTTGACGTTGCCAATGGCTTGTCAGAGGATTTTTTATTGAAAGCCCCCTCAAGACTTGATGCTATCCAAAAAAACATTAAGAACATTGACACAGCTTTAGTAGCTGAAAACACAGCATTAAGACAATCCGGTACTAAGATAGTATCGGGATCGGAAAAAGGGCAAGGTATTTCAAGGCCACTCGATCCAAAAGACAAAGAGAATATAGAGAACGCTTATAAGGGGTATGGCAACGCAGGTCATAAAGGCAATCTAATTGCTACCAATGCGATGGTAAGCGTTTCAGACTTGCACACTAAACTATCCGACTTACACATAGACAAGTCTATGCAGCACAATGCTTTAACCATAATGAATACTTTCGGAATACCGCAAGAGCTTTATCCTATTATAGCCGGTAGCGGAAGCAAGTATGACAACTTCGAGCTTGCTATGGTTTCATTATGTCAGAATGTGGTACAAAACCAATTAGACGATTTCTGCAACTCTTATAAATCACATTTCGGCCTTAAAGAAGAATTTAAAGCGACCCTAGATCACTTGCCTTGCATGCAAGTAATAGAAAGCCAAAAAGCAGATAAGGCTTTAAAATTAAGCACAGCGATAAGAAACTTAAGCGGTTCTAATATTGACCCCGAAAAATTTTTAGAAACCGTTGGAATAAACCTACAAGAAGATGGAAAAAATAACTAAACATCAAGACACTTCCGTTAAGGATGTTTCTGTAAAAAAAGGAATAGTAACCCTACAGATAAGCCGATTCAATAAATACGATTACGATAATGACCGTATGATGAAAGGCGCATTTACAAAAACGTTTAAAGATGGTAAGCAAGTCCATTTGGTAGATCATAAAGTAGGCACTTCAACTTTTGTAGGGCTACCAATTAGAAAAGACCCGGACAGCCTAATTATCGAAAGTCAGTTAAACCTAAACAAAACCGTAGCGAGAGAGTTATTAAGCGATTACGAGTTTGGTCTTAAACACGACAGAAGCCTACAGCACTCACAAGGTTTTATCCCGGTTATTAAAGAAGAAAACGAGAAAGGGGGGTATGACTTCCACGAGGTTAATATGAAAGAATACAGCACTGTTTTGTTTGGTGCTGAGAGTGACACACCGGTTCACGCTGTTAAGAACGCAGAGGATGCTATAATGCTTATAGAGAAGTTAGAGCAGCGTTTAAAGTTTGGTTTTTTAACCGATCCAAGCGGTGTACAAATTGAAAAACATATTGAAGCAATAAAGAGATTAATTCAAGAGCCGTCAAGCGACACTCTGGATGAGTCAGAAAACGAAGCCGTCAAGGACACTTCACATTTAGTAATGTTCAACTTTAAAAACGTGTAAAATGACACAAGAAGAAGCACAAAAAAAAGCTGAAGCGTTCGAGAGTAAATTAAAAGAAACGCAAACAGCTATTGAAAAAGCGGCTACCAAAGAAGAATTGGAAGCTGTTACAAAATCGGTTGAAGATATGACCGAAAAATTTAAGGGATTAGTCAAAGCAGAAGATATTGATGGAATCAATAAATCTCTAAAAGAACAAGGCGAAGCTATTACGGCTATTCGCAAAAAAGGTTCTGCATCTGAAGGAAAAGATTTTTGGGGCGAGTTTCAGAAGAACTTAGAGGACAATAAAGAAACCTTAAAGGATATGAAGTCCTCTAACTCAAAATCTGAATTGGAGTTTACTTTAAAAGTCCCTGCTTTAATGACTACAACCAATGCAGGAGCCGGAATTGCTTTTAACCCAGCTTTTTTAACAGAAGTTGTGCCAGGGGTTCAATCAACGCCAAAGCAACAGCCTTATCTTCTTAATTACGTAAATAGACGAGCAACTAACGCTCGTACTATTTATTGGATTGATAGAGTAACAGGCGAGGGCGATGCAGCTTTTATTGCTGAGGGTGCTTTAAAGCCTTTAGTAGATGTTGACTATGTGCCAAAGAGCGCAGAAGTTAAAAAGGTAGCTGAAAGATGGAAGTACTCAGAGGAGATGATGGAGGACACCCAGTTTATCCTTGCTGATGCCAGAGAGCATTTTGAAGAACTTATCCGATTGAAGATTGACGATAAGATTTTTGCAGGAGATAGCGGTTCAACTGCTGCTGAGGTAGATGGTATCACAACTTTTGCTGGAGCTTTTGTTGCTCCTAGCGCATTAGCTGATAGTGTTGCAGATGCAAACCTAGATGATGCCGTAGTAGCAGCCGCAACGCAAATTCGTTTAGGAAACTTTATGCCTACTCACGTATTCTTAAACCCTGCCGATGTTGCTGCTATGCAGTTAACAAAAGCGTCTGACGGTCATTACTTGATCCCTCCATTTGCAACTGCGAACGGACTTCAGATTGATGGTTTAACAGTTGTATCTACAAACAGAATCCCTGCGGGTAAAATTCTTATTGGAGATCCAAGCAAATACACAGTAGCGTTTAAGGACGATGTAACCTTTAAGGCCGGATGGGAAAATGATGATTTCTCTAAAAACCTTAGGACTTTCTTGCTTGAAGCTCGATTGGTTGGTTATATGAGTGCTAATCACTCTGGGGCATTAATCTATGATGATATTTCAAACATCACAGCATTATTAGACCCATCAGTAACAGACCCAGCATAGTAACTTAAATATTTTAAATAATGGCAAATAAGAAAGAAAACAAAGCAAAAGAGGTTTTAAAGCAAAAAGCCGAAAACAAAGAAGTAATCCGTTTTCGTGATCGTGTTGAGGTGGAAATAACCAAAGACACCAAACACTTTAAAAAAGGATATAAGATGGAAATACACCCATCTATGGCCGACATTCACGTAGCAAACGGTTACGCTAAAATAGTTAAGTAAATATGATAACCCAACTCGACATATTCCAGAAAGACCCTTTGAAGATTCCTAATTCGGTAAGCACTCCTAATGGGGCTAATGCCGTTGCGGATGTTCAAAACTTTGTGGATCTGTACGAGAAGGAAATACTTATCGATGGACTTGGTATTGAGTTGTACGATTTATTAGTTACTGAATATGCCGACTTGGATAACGCTTCACAGCCTATCAAGGACTTGGTAAACGGTAAGGAATACACCGCTAACAGCTTAACAGTAAAATGGGAAGGATTGAAAAATTACTCTTTCCTTCCCTATTATATTTATTGGAAGTACATACAAGAGAAGCAGGATGTTTTTACAACTTTAGGGGTAGAAAGACCAGAGGGTGTAAATAGCGCACACGCATCTTCGGTATATCGTGCTACTGATAAATACAATGAATTTTTACGCAAATATCAAGGAGTAGATCAAGCACCACGAGTAATACATACAAGCTATGGTTATGGAGTAGACTACCAAGTATCTACAAGCACGATACGATCACTGTATCAATACTTGAACGATAACAAAGCAGACTATCCGACCTTTCGCTTTACTATGCATTACCCCTTAAACTCGCATGGAATATGATAGTTTTTGAGGATGGGATTGAAGCAATTATAAACCAAATGCCAGAAATGGGTGGTTTTGCTATTAATTTTCATTGGGGCGATCAAGATGAGTTGAATAGGTATATCGCGTTGAAAGGACAACCATACCCGATCGTATGGCTTGTATCTGGAAATGAAACCCACGATGATAGGAATGAAGAAGTAACAAGGGATTGCAGATTTATTATTGCAGTTCGTGAAATTCAAACCGACAAACTGAATGATTATAGGCTTAAAAACTCTTTTACTAATTGGTTAAATCCGTTAACGGAAAGATTGATTGAGGGGTTAAAAAAGTCTAAGCTAACTGATATTCCGGAAAGGAATTATAAAATCGAGAAGCACCCAAATTATTCAGATAGTGGGAAAAACAAAACGATAGACCTATGGGATGCTATAACCATCGACTGTAAGGTAACAATGATTAACAATTGTCAAAACACGATAAAATGGCAAACAAATTAAAAAAGGCAAAAACGCCAATAGCAGAAAAGAAAGAACCAACGCAAAAGTACCTATTAAAAAGGGATTATCCTACAACTAATGGAGTGCTAAAGGCAGGGAAATTCATTGAAGCTACAGAGCGAGGTCGCCAAATATTAACACAACAAAAATACATTTAAAAAATGGCACTTATAGATCAATTAAATATTGTCAATTGTTCATTTCAAGACCTAAAAGGAACGGGTTATTTGGGGGGCAAGTTTGACTTTAAAAACCTTAAAGATGTACGCTTTTGGAAAAAAGGCACGGTAACGGCCTCAAGCGATACATACAATAAGGCGTACCTAAGAACACAGCAACAAGCAGGAAATATGATCCCGCTTAACGATGTGTATGACTTTAGTTGGACTGAACCAACTGACGAGAGAGAAACAGCCGAAGCAACCGGATTAAACTCTACAACGCGAAAAGGATTGTACGAACTTACTGTTATGTTCCGTAAAGGATTGTATCAGCAAAAAGTACTTGAGTCTATCGAGGGGGATGATATTTGGGATGTTCAGTTAGTAGATGATGAGGGTAACGAACTTTGGACTCAAACTTCAACGGGTGGAGCTAAAGGATTTACTACATCAATGGTAGCTGTAAACCCAATCCAGTTTAACAAGGGGGGTACAAGCCAAAAAACCGGTATCACTATCCAATTTAGCAACTCATTACAATTCAATCGTAATTTAGCGTGGATTGCATCGGAGCAGTTAGATTACTTACGTGAGGAAATAACCGGAGCGAACCAAGTTAAACTATCTATTCCGGCAGCCCCAGTAGATGCGGCTACTGAGATAGTTGTTAAAACGCATCTTGAGCGCGGAGGTTCTTTTGTAAGCGGTTTAGCGGTAGGTAATTTCTTAGTGAAAGTAAATGGTGCTACGGTAACTCCTTCGGGGGTTGTGGCTGATTCAGACGCTAAGACCTATACATTTACTGTTAGTGCTTTAAGCACAAGCGACACGATAGAGGTTAAGATTTATGATAGCTCGGAGTCAAGCCCGATTGCTATTTTAAATCCAGGAGCAGACGATGTATTATACAAGTCTAATTCTGCAACTTCTGTAGTAGTAGCATCGTAAACTTTAATTAGCCCCGCTTTCGGGCGGGGTTTATTACTATGGCCACTATAAAGAAACTACTTAAAAATGCACTCAAAGCAGAAGCGAGTTTCGATAGTGATTTAGAATTAGCGGTCAAATTTGTTGCAGATGACCTTATAAACTTGCAACGTGAAAGCCAGTTATTTCAAGGGATAGGAAATGACGGTAAAATAATAGGTAGATATTCAAGAGCTACCGAATCTATAACTACCGGCTTAACCGGTGTTGGCTATCCTAAACGTGCGGGCGAACCCTTCAACTTCTATGCTAGTGGAAGCCTGTTCAAGAGTTGGACATATCTGTTTAAGGACAAAAGCAAACTTCAGCTTATTGCCACAGATGCGAAAACTGATGAGTTAGTACAAAGATACCCTACTATGATAGGTCTTACTGAAGCTAACGAGCATTATTTCAATTACGAATTATTATTAAAAGCATTACGAGGTAGCATTGCAAGACACTTCTTACCATAGCATTGAGGATATAACCATTTCAGTATTCAATAAGATACTCGAAACTGGTAACTACAAGCTATTAGGAAAACATAAGAATCCAGAGGATGTGTGGCTAAACATTTTCAACGAGTACTGCATTGCTGCTGAGGTGGATAACACCAATATCAAGTTAATGGCGGTTGTTCAAGACCTTAAAAACAAGCACGACTATATCAAGGAAATACTTGAGAAGTTGAGATATAGTCATTATCTGCGAGAGATAGAGGGGTTTGAACACAATAGAACCCAATGCATTAAGATACTTAGAAACAACGGGTATTTATTCAATGATTCTAAAGTATTTGAAGATGAATTACAAAGGCTTTTAACGCAATTAGAGAGCCTTAGAATGAAGATAACCATAGAAGAAAACAAGATAGAAAAGAGCGACGAAAAACTCGCTATAAACACATGGAAAGAGGTGGTAACTCTTGAGCGAATAACCGGAGTTAAGTTAGATCCTAATGTGGATGTTGTGGCTAAACTAATTGAGGTAAGAAAGTTAGGAATAGAATTATCTAAACAAAAAGCAGCGTGAACAACGAGGTAATTGATTTAATTATTGCTGAAAAGGCAAAGAAAGAGGTAAAGGACTTGGTAAAAGACCTTTTAGAAGCTGATAAGGCGTTTCTTACTTTGGCGGGGGACATTGATGCTTTTTCTAAAAAAGGCTTTAAGGTAAAAACGCCTAAAGAATTTGTCGAGCATACCAAAAAAGCGACTCAAGAAACTCAAAAACTCAACGAAGCTCAATTACAAAGTGAAAGAACGACAAAAAGTCTAAATAGGGTAATTGCTAAGAAAAACCAACTACATACAGATAATGCGCGTGCATTACAGAAGCAAAAACTTGAAACAGCCGCTTTAACCAAACAAGCGAAACTTGAGGAGCAAGCGCAAAACAAACTTTTAGGGGCTTATACAAATCTTAACGCAAAGTTAGCCTTAATGCGTAAGGAGTATAAGGACTTGGCTGCTAAAAAAGCACAAGGAATAGCCCTAACTAAAAAAGAAGAACAAGCATACAAACGACTTGGCCCGGCTATAAACAAAGCTGATGGAGCTTTAAAAAGGATAGACCGTTCGGTAGGACAGAGTTTTAGAAACGTAGGTAATTATAGAAGTGCTATTGCAGGACTTGGTATGTCTTTTAGATCGCTTTTGTCTGCGTTTGGGCTAACAAGTGGTGTATTCTTATTTGCTAATGCTGTGCGAGATGCTATAGGGCGAGTTCGTGATTTCGACAAGTCTATGCAAAACTTAGCGGGTGTATTTAGAACTACTCGACAAGATTTAAAGCCTTTAGAGGAAACAATTATATCGGTAGCGGGTTCTACTATTAGAACATCTAACGAGGTCGCTAAATTAGCTGAAACACTCGCAACTTTAGGTAAATCACCACAGCAAATACAGCGATTGTTAAAACCGGTTATTGACTTATCACTTGGTTTAGATGCGGCAGCCGATGAAGCAGGGGAATTTTTAGTACAAATGCTTAACGCTTTTGGTGCTGCTGACTCCGAAGCAGCTCAATATGCTGATACGATTGCAACTATTAGAACGTCTACTACCTTAGATTTTCAGAAGATGCGAGATTCGTTCCAATATATCGCGCCTATCTCACGAATCTTAGGTAAAGACTTGGCGTATACTGGTTCTGTTGTTGGTATACTTGCTGATAACTCGTTAAAAGCAGAGCAAGCAGGACGATTATTAAGCACTGCACAAATAAAACTCGCTACACAAGGTAAAACTCTAGACGATGCGCTGCAACAAATCAATAAGAGGTACGAGCAAGGGGCTGACGCTTTAGAAATACTTACGCTTTCAGAGGAATTATTCGGAAAGCAAGCGTCAAAAGTAGGGGCAATTTTAGCAGTAAATACGGAAGCTATTGAGTTAAACGCACAAGCGATACGCGAAAATGGCGGGGCGTTAAAAGATTTGACAGATCGACAACTTGAGAGTTTAGATGCTAAGCTGGCAATTGTAGATAGTGCATACGAAAAATTCATTTTAAGCCTTGATAATGGCAATAGCGCACTTGGAAAGTTTACGAAAAATGCTTTAGACAATGCGGCAAGATCATTCGAGCTTCTTTCTATATCCACACAAGAGAATTTAAGCATATTAGATCGGTGGAGGTTAAACGTGAATTATTTGTCTACGGCCATGTCTTATTTCAATCCTTATATGGAGGACGGAATTGGACTTTACCATGATTTTGCAGAAGAACAATTGCGACTTGCTAAAGGAGTGGGTGAAGCCACTAAGAAAATCGAAGAAGAAAATCAAGCCTTTATTGATTTAAACAACAGCCTTGCTCCACTAACACAAGCCCAACAAGATTTAATAGACAAGCAAAAGGAAATAAATCTACTGTTTGGATCGCCATTATTAGAGGGCGGCGATGAAGAGGTAAGGACTTTAAATGTCATTAACGATGAATTAAAAGAACAAAAAGACCTACTAAACGACACCGATGTTACAAATAAACTGCTAATCAAAAGCATTAAGGCAAAAATAGAGGTTCTTGAAGCTGAAAAGAATGCTATTCTTGGAGTTAGTAAAGCACAAAAAGACAAAAACAAAGCCTTAAAAGACTCTATCACATATTTTGAAAATCAAATTTCAAAACTAAAAGATTTGCGTGATGAAACCGCGCTAACAAGTGATGAGTACGAAGATTTTACCCGAAAAATAGAGGCGTTAGAGTTTCAAGTAAGTTTGTTAGACGGGAGTTATGATGATTTACTAGACAGTCTTTCACAACCATTACCAGATATTAGTTTTGAAGAAGCGTTTTCTGCTGACAAACCCGAAAGCATGTTCTTGCCTTACATCGATTTAGATGAACAAGAATTATTTGAGAACGCGGTAAAAGTAATTGATACACAAAGAGAATTAGACGCTCAATTATTAGAAAGCAAAAAAGAATTTTACAACAACCTAAAGGATTTAGCTTTTACCGCTATCGATTCAATATTTGAAGCCGAATCTCAAAGGTATGATGATAGAATTGATAAAAATAATGAGTTCTACGACAACCTACTTACCAACCAAGAACTTACAGAAAAACAACGATCTGCATTAGAAGCAGAACGAGAGAAAAAGAACAGAGAACTCGAAAAGAGAAAAAGGGAAACCGAAAGAAAAGCCTTTTTGTTCGGACAAGCTAAAGCCCTTGCAGATATTATTATCGAAACTACTAAAACCGTAGCGGCAATTAAACTACAAGCCTCTGTTTTAGCAGCCAATCCGGTTACAGCAGCATTAGCACCAGTAGCATTAGCGCAAATTCCTTTTGCAATTGGATCGGGAGCAGCCGCAGCGGCAGCCGTAGTAGCCACAACAATCCCACAATTTAGAGAGGGGCATTTAGAGGGTACACATGAGGGAATTGCTATGATTAACGATGCTCCGGGAACTAAATTCCGAGAGATCGTAGAGCGAAAAGACGGAAGCCTACAAATGTATGGAGGTAGAAACCAATTGATAGGAATGGAAAAAGGCGATAAAGTTCACAAAGCGGGAACTTTTACACCCAACGACATTATAAGACAATCTATTGCTATGACGGTAATAGACCAACAGCAACGCTTAAACCAAGCCCAACAAGAGCAGATATTGAATGTAACTATATCCGATCAAGTTAGTAAAATGTTTAGCCGTGAGTTTTCAAAGCTCGCACCGCATAAACCCAAAGATATTAATTACTCAAAATTAGCACAAGCGATCAACTTAGAAAACCGAGTACGTAACAGATAATGCACCCGTATTTAAAAGAATATCGTCACAAGTTTATTTCCGATGGGGTTACTTATACATTGGAGAACGCTCCTATTGGCTATGATGAAATTGAGCAAGAGATAAAGCGTGGTAAAAAAACGGACAGCTTAATGCTTAACGTATCTCAGAACCTAAAGTTTGTAGGTAAGGATGCTGTAAAGTTAAGAGAGTACCTATCACAAAAAGGAGTAGGACACAAACCACAGTTTATACGTGAGAAAAAAGAGTTTGATAATTTCGAGGTGGAGAATCAAGGTTATTTTGATCTATCTACGCTTGTATCTGACAAGAACACCGCTACGGCTGATTTTACAGAAACGGTATTCGATGAGGTATTAGAAAACAACATCAAAGAAGATTTTGAACTTGACCGAGATACCGATATTAACGGCAATCCTATAACAAGCCTTGTGCGTAGCAGAATGTCCTACAAGAGCCGTGAGATATTTTTGCGTAGTGAGTTGGAACTTACTGAAAACGTAGACCAAACAGATACTTTTGGAGTTGGCGATGCTATTTTTACGCCTAAACTTACTGCTACCGTTAGAAGCGATGAAGATGTGCAAGGGGTGTACGATCTTGGTTACAGACCGCCGGATGAAAATATTTCAGTGGCGAACTTCTTTCACTATAATTCCTTTAGAGAAAAGAAACTAAAATTTAAGATTTCCGCAGAATACACCGATGTATCACAGTTTGATAGCGCACAGTACAGAATATACCGTTACACTATTGTAGAGGGCAACCATACCTTAGCACAAACTTACAATTTAGGCAGTTCGTTTACTAACCAGTCAACGGTCGCTATAACCGATGAGGAAGTAGAGATTGAAATGGGCGAAAACGAGGGGTTGGTTTTTGGTTTGTACATAGACTTTCAAGTGGTATGCACCGCCACAGCATCAAGTTGTCACATATTACAAACAGAAGATAGCTTTTTCGAGCCGAATATACCAAGTGAAAGATATGTAGATGCAATCTCTTTAAAATACGCTTTTGAGCGAGTAGTTGAGATATTAGACCCTAATGTACGCTTTGAAAGCACATTTTTAGATAGTGAGTTTCCCAGCGTAGTAATAACCGCAGGGGAATCACTACGACACATCTACTACAACGATAAAAAAGCACCAATAGCAACAACATCCTTTCAAGATTTATTTGATTTTGTCTTTTGTTCGCTTGGCCCAGTAGGTTATGGTATAAGAACAGAGGGTACGCAAACCATACTAGAACTCGAAAGAATCGAGCATTTCTTTGACGATGAGGTTGCAATCGATCTAGGCACATTATCAGACATCACAACCAAAATAAATAAAGACCGTGTTTATTCTCGTATTGAGATAGGATATAACAAAAGCGGTAAAAACGAGGATGTATTCGGACTGCAAGCCACTCATACGGTAAACACGTTTGTATTTAATCCCGACATCAAAGAAAACACCTACCTGGCTACGTGCGATATTAGAACAGATCCAAACGAAGCTGAATTATGTTACCGTAAGCAGTTTAGCCAATTTCCGGATGAAGATACACGCTATGACAAAGATATATTTGCGTTCGACTGCTACTCTAAAAAAGGACTATTTGTACCGTATGAATGGACGGAGCATTTCAGCGCAGTAGAGGGGATATATAGCCCCGACACGGCATATAATTATAGGTTTACGCCTATGAATTGCCTACTTAGACACGGTGCGAACTTTAAGCAAGAATATTACAAGCCTTGTTACAGTAATAAGAGCGTAATATACACATCATCTAACGGCAACACCGAGTTAATTACTACCGTTACCGGTGGTACAGCAAGGCAAGAGTCATCGAACGTGCTGTATACAGACTTGCCTAATCCAATTTACACCGAGATACTTATTGAGGGAGAAACAGATACTTCATATCCTCTTAAGAAAACAATTAATGGCGGGGTAGGGAAAAAGAACTATTATAAAACGGTTTGTTTTCGTGATGAATTAGGAAATAAAAATTACGGGTTTATTGACACCTCAAAAATAACAGATAAGATAAAAGCAGATTTATACCTAAAGTATGGCTTCTAAAAACACATTAAATTTTGACGGGGTAGGCGTTGATACCGAGTATATCGACATAAACGGGAACGGGCTTCTGTTAACGTTTGCGCCTACACGCTATAAGAACGGCCAAGCAACTATTGCTCCGGATATTGCAAGCCAGACAAAAGAGTTTTATTCTTCTTTTGAGTTGGACTATAACCGATTGGATGACTATACCGTTACCTACGATGAAACAACGGTATCTATTGAGCATCCTGACAATGCTCACTTTAATGGTTTTGTAGATGCTACCCACAACAACGCATCCAATATTTCAACGGCTATAACCACGACCACTCAACGAATAGCCGTTACCGTAGATGTTACTTTTTCGGCGCACACTACTAACAAGTGTGACAACGTAGCAGCGAATCTATTGTTTAACCAAACTATTGATGAACTTAGAATAGAACAGTTCTCGCCAAGTTTAGGGGCTATTACAATCTACGATAACGCAAGTTTTAACACCAATACAGTAGATGTCGTACTCGATAGAACGAGGTTCTTGCTTTATATCTATGCAACGGTTAACGGTGTAGAGGAGTTTATGTTTGTTGGAAGCCCGAAAAAATTAACTATTAATTCCGTAGATACCGATACTACTGTTTACGGGGGGCAAGCCGAGATTAATATAAGCACCTTTATAGGTTCTTCTGAAACGCAATACGCCCTTATAAACGACATTAACGGAAGCGGAACACCTACTTATGAAGATAGCAACGTATTTAACGGCCTTGCCCCCGGCAGTTATACAGCCTATGCAAAGGATAAATACGGATGTGTAAGAACCGATGTTTTTACCATTACAGACGAAGCGACCAATCAATTTAAAGTGCCGCTTAATATGTTTGTCAGTGGCAAAAACCCTATTGCCTTATACAATCGTAACGCAAGCGGACTAACATCTAATCAGTTTCAGTTCTTTGCTTCGGAAGCACCAGAGCTAGTATCAGATAAAAGTTTCAAACACATTTATGCTGAAAGCCAATTAACACGAGAGCAATTTAGAAGTAGCTACCCGATACACTCGGCAAGCCTACAAGAATGTAACGCTGTTGTACCGGAAGCATCACAAAACGAGATACCGTTACAAACGCTCAATATTACCCAGTACACCGATAATATTAACCGTAATACTTTTTTAGAGGGCAATATAACCTATAACGGTGTGTTAGGGCGGTTACTATTCTCGTTTACACCCGGTAATGAGTATAACGCAAATGGTAGTATCATAGGTACGCACAGTTATAACGGTACACTACCGGCATGGATCGAGGAGGGAACACCCGGTATTATAAACGGGGAATATTTTACGGTGCAGAGTTTTTATGAGGACGCAGGAGTACGATATGCAGTTACTTCGCTCACTACTAACAGCACAGCTACCGGAGTGACAATTGAAACGGTACACCAAGCCTTAGACTATGAAACATTTTACTTCGATATTGATTTTAGCGATGTAGGGGTATCAGAATTTTACTTGCACTTAAACGGCAAAAAAGGCAATTCCAGACCTTACTATATTTCTGAAAAGATAAAGGTTATTTCAGATGAGGACTTTAGCGCAGGAAAATGGCACGAGGTTAAGTTCTACAACACCCAAAGCGACACCGAGATAGACTATATCGAGAATCCAAATGCGAAGTTTGGAGTCACTTATCGCCTTAAAAACATCGAGTATATCACACCGCTAATACCGGTAAGTAGTTCAGAGATCGAAACCGAGAAGTTAGATAACAAAATGAAGAAACTCGACTACAAGAGTGTTGACTTGTACGAGAGTAATTTCAATTGGCTGCCTATAATGGAGGCTAAATGGTTAAAAGATATTTTCAACGATACCGAGTACTTTAATATTGACGGAGTTACCTACACAACAGTAGGACAAGCAGAATTAGAGAAGAAAGGACAAATGGGAGTTGTTAAAGTGAAGTTTGCAGTAGTAGAGCTGAGCAATGAGTTTAAACTCGTACCAAATAGCTTGCAGAATACTAACGCTTATTACCCGGTTGCCAATGGTTAAGAGCATCGTCAATTTTCATCTCAATAACACACTGTTCTTCGGCTTGCTTGGCGTGGTTAACGCACCAGTCGATCTCTTCACGGTCTTTTTTAGTGAGTGGTTTCACTTTTTCAGATCGAGAGGGAAGCAGAAAATAAATAACAGCAAATATAACACCCCACATAATCTGTAAAGATACAAAAAAATGAGTTTAAAACAGTTACAAGACCAATATAACGATTTGTCGGCAAAGGTTGACGGCATAAGAACCATTAACCAACTACCTACAAAGATTGCTCCGGACGGTACGGAGTACACGCCAATTTCTGAACCGGACGGTTCGGGAGGGTTTATTGAATCTAAGATGCCAGTAGGGGCGTTACACGGCGCAAAATGGAAAGAAATAAGCGACGATTATACGCTTACCTTAGCCGATAGAAACTCCAATCTTGCTGTTATTGTTACAGCTAAGACGATCACACTGCCTAACGATTTAGGTTGGCAAAATGGCGATAAGTGCTATATCTACCAAAGGGTGCTTAATCTCACGTTAGACCATAGCGCAGTAACTACTGAAATACCACAAACTTTAGAGGATGTGCGCTATTGCATTTACCAAATTACCAAAGAGGGTAGAGAAAGCGACACCGATATTTATAACATCACTCAAGTAGGAGTTGCTACAAGTGGTGGCGGTGGCGGTGCTGTTGACAGTGTTAATGGGGAAACAGGAGTAGTTGTTCTCGATGCTGATGATATTGACGATAGCGCAACTACGCATAAATTTACAACAGATGCAAGAAATACAAAGGTAGATCATTTAACAGTAACGCAGGCTGTAGATTTGGATGATGTAGAGAGCAAGGCCAACACTGCAACACAGCCGGCAGATATTGCAGATTTTGAAACAACAACCGAGCTAAACGCAAGAGATACGGCTAACAGAGACAGGAGCAATCACACCGGCACACAAACAGCAAGCACTATTAGTGATTTTGACACTGAAGTCGCCAACAACAGTGCGGTTACAGCCAACACGGCAAAGGTGGGCGTTACTACTGAAGAAGAAAATACAATTAATTCTGTAACTACTGGCGAGCCAAGCGGGAGTGATGTTGTGGCAAATGTGGTTAGTTTAACACAAGCTGAATACGATGCAGGGAGTCCGAACGCAACTACTTTCTATATAATAACAGACGCATAATGAGTTTAAAACTTGGAAATACAAATATTAATAAGATTTATTTGGGGTCGAACGAAATTAGTAAGGCTTATTTAGGAAGCGATATGGTATATGGAGACCCGTCCCCATATCTAACAGATTTGATTGCTTATTATAGATTAAACGAGACATCAGGAACAGATGTCTTTGATGTAACCGGGAATTACAATGGAGTAAGGTATGGAGCAACGATGAACGAGACTGGACAGGTTGGGACGGCGTATAGTTTCGATGGGGTTGACGATTATATTGATCTTATTGGCGACTTAGGAATAACAAGTCTCCCGGTAGCTTTTAAGGCGTGGGTAAAGTTTCCAACCGCACCCGGTTCAGGGCAAGAGGTTATTGTTTATGAAATAAGCAGTAGCAGAAACAGGGCTTTTAGTGTTACCGTTACAAGTAGCACAGTTTATGTTACTTATGGCGACAATACGGGAACATCGTCCGGCGGTAGAAGAACCTACAACACAAATCAAGGAATATCCGACACCGGATGGCATCAGATTTTTGTAAACATGATAGATTTTAATACGGTGGAAGTTTGGATTGATGGTGTTGAAACAACCGTTAGTTATCACTCAGGAGGAGCTACTTCTGTTGTGTTTACGAGCTCGCAATTTGGTCTTGCATATCACCCGGCAGGGATTTACTATGATATGACTTTAGATGAAGTTGGATTTTGGGCGAAGACATTTTCGCAGTCTGAAATAGAAGATATATACGACAAGGAAAGCAACGGAATATCAATAATATAAATCCAACAACCAAACAAAGATTCTGGTACGAGCCAGATAATGACTAAAATAGAAACCCCAAGTTTTGATTGACCCTAACATAATAATTCCAGCAGTATTGACTTTTCTTATTGCTTTTGGAGGGCTTTTGTTTAAATATTTTCAGTACAAAACCGAAAATAAAAAGCTACTAAAAGAAAAAAAAGAGAGTGATTTAAAACTGGATATATTCGACAAAGTGATGGATCTAACCTCCATCAATAATATTAAAATGGCAGTAGATAGAGTATTTGAAACCACTATCGCAGACCGTTTTTTAATACTAATCGCTATAAACGGAAAAGATGATTTCAACTATGTATCTGTAATATTTGAACAGCATAAATCTAAAGAACTTGCAGTAAACGCTACGGCACGATATAAGAACATCGAAATAGACAAGGCCTACAAGGAAATGCTAAGACAAGCCGAGCGATCAACCGAAAAAGTAATACACCTAAACGTTGAAAATATGGAAGATTGTTTGCTAAAGTCTTTCTATGAAATGGAGGGGGTAAACCACGCTAAAGTACGTCACTTACTTAGAAAGCCTATTGATAGGGATAACGATGTTTTGATATATAGCTCTCTTGCTACACACAAAGAACACGGTTACACTTTACAAGAATTGGCGTTTATGAAAGCGCAAATCGAATCAACTATTATCCCGAATCTTGAATACGTCTTAAAATAAAAGCTATGAAAAAATTAATAGATCAAATTAAAGAGTTTTTTGGAAGCCTAATAAATGCCGAAAAGCCAACGAGCAGTAAAAGGTTTGTTGCTTTATTCTGTTTGCTTTTAGTCACTTATGTAGTAGTACGCTTTATAAACAACAACAACGTAATTGAGTTTGTGGATGCTACCTACATATTTATAGCTACTCTCTTAGGTATTGGAGCAGTTCAGAGTATTATTAAAGATCGCAGCCAAAACAAAACCAAGTAAGATGAGAATAGCATTTGTAATAGGACACCACGAACGAGCAAAAGGGGCGGTTTCACCTCATTTAAAAGTTTCTGAATGGGATTTTTATAAAGAAGTTTTAACCTATATACAGGAAGCAAACGTATTCCTACACGATCATAATATTTCCGGTTATACATCTCGAATAAAAAATACCGCCAGTAAGCTAAACAAGGTAGATTTTGATTTAGTTGTAGAGCTACATTTTAATGCTGCTACACCGCAAGCCAACGGATGCGAAACCTTGTATTATTTCAATAGCACTAAAGGAAAGTATTATGCTAAGATATTCAGCGACATAGTGCATAACTGGACGGGAATAAAACTTAGGAACAACGGTTTAAAAGCATTAGTGAACAAAAACGATAGAGGATTTGCAAGCGTGTATTATCCTAAAGCTCCTACAATATTGATAGAGCCTTTTTTCGGAACTAATGAGAATGATTGCAATAAGATAGAATCCGCTAAGAATATGGCGTGCATAATTAAGGATTTTATTGTTAACATAAGCTAGTACTAACTAATACAAACAGTTTGGGAAAAACAAGAGTTCGTCTTTATGACGAAGAAGCTGAAAACTTAGGAATTGATGTAAAACAACACGATCCCGGTAGACAGACAGCAAGGTATTATATTAACGAAACAGAACTAACAAAACTGAAAGAGTTAAGAAAGTACAAGAATATCAAACGGCTGTTTTTCGATATTGAAACATCGCCAATGATTGTGTATAGTTGGCGCACTGGTTGGAAAATAAACATCCCTACCGACAATATAATTGAGGATTGGCGAATTATTTGCATCTCGTATAAGTGGGAGGGGCAAGAAAAAGTACATACGCTAAGTTGGGACAGTAATAAATGTGACAAAAAGCTACTTGAAAAGTTTATTAAAATAGCCAATTCAGCAGATGAGATAGTAGCTCACAACGGAGATCGATTTGATATAAAGAAGATTAGAACACGTTGTTTATATCATAGAATACCAATGTTTCCAAAATACAGATCATTAGACACGCTAAAAAAGGCAAAATGGAACTTTAGCTTTAACTCTAATCGATTAGACTACATCGCTAAATTTTTAGGCGTGGGGGCAAAATTAGAACACGAGGGCTTTGAAATGTGGACTAAATGTCTACAAGGGGATAAAAAAGCCTTAGAAGACATGATTAAGTACTGCGAAATGGACATAATCGTTTTAGAAGATGTTTTTATGGTTCTTCAAAACTACATTACCAACAACACCCACGCAGGAGTTATACAAGGCGGTTTAAAACACGAATGCCCTAACTGTGGGGGCGAAGATGCGGTGTTGTTAAAGAATAACTTCACGGCCAAAGGAACGATAAAACGTCTTATGGAGTGCGATACTTGTGAGTACACATACGAAATAAGTAATTCAGCATATCGGAATATGCTACAATTAAAATCTAAAGCGACAATGATATGAAAAAGCTAATTCCAATACTTATTGTTCTACTAATGGTAGGGTGTAAGACAAAACAAAAATTTGTAGAACGTGAAGCCGTAAAGATCGAGCGTGTACAAGAAACCAAAAAAGACAGCACCGTACAAAAGGACATCAAAACTGATAGCATAGTAGAAAAAGCTACTAATACTATTAAGATTACTAAAGACACCGACATCGAGTTAACGCAAGCAGACCCTAACAAAACAATTATCTTAGAAGATAGCGAGGGTAAACAAACCAAAATAACCGGAGCGAACGCAGTTATTAAAACACGATCACAACTCGAACAAACCAAAGACACCACATCAATAGCCTTGTCAAAAACTGACAAGTCAAAAGTGGACAAGTCCGAAACCACCAAAACAAACGAAAGCATCGACACTAAAAAACGATCTACACAAACCGATATAAAAAGCACATCTACTTTCGTAAATATCGGGATAGGATTTGGTATATTGCTCTTAATTATTCTACTTTTGTGGTGGCTTAGAAAGCGGTTAATGCTTTAGTATTATAATTGCAAAATATAACACCATAGCCTTATAAAAACGGGGCAAATGCGGGGCAAATAGCAAAAACCGATTTAACAAACCCTTACGGGATGTGGCGCAGTCCGGTTAGCGTACACGGCTGGGGGGCGAATCATCACACCAAACACAAAAGCCCTCAAAACACTACTATAACAAGCTATAACACTTATTTAAAATCATTCTAAATTAGTTGCGTTTGCCTTTTTTACCCTTATTTATGCCTTTTTTGTTATAGATTTGGGGCAAATTTAGGGGCGAATTGGCAACCACCGCAAAAATAGTACTCGATAAGCGCAGGGAAACGAAAAACGGATTTCCGATTTCTATAATTGTACGCAATAAATCAAAGCGATATGTCAATTTAGGCGAGTATTCAGCCCTGCAACATTGGAACGGATATTTACTACCAACGCATCCGGAATATAGACGGCTAAAATCTAAGTTAGAAAAAAGGGAGCGTGAGCTTGTCGAGGAGGTTGCGTATTGCAACGATCTGAAACTTGACCTTAAACAGTCTATTGAGGTTATTAAAAACGGCTTACAAAACAATAAGGATCTCGAAATATTCCTACTCAAACAAAAGATAAGCCAGCTTCAAAAAACTACCGGAGTGGGGATGTTGGAATTTTATACTACTCGTATTAACGAACTTGATAGTATCGGGCGTTCCTCAGCAGCCTACAAACAAGCTCGGCACGTTTTTAAAGACTATCTACAAGGAAACGACATAAACCTTAACACTATTGATTACGACTTCTTAAATTCTTTTATACAGTATAAGTATCAAACCGGGTGCGGTGTGCCAGGTGTTCGGTTTTATCTCAAGAACTTGAGCGCATTATATGAGGAAGCTAAAAAAAGACCGTCACTATCAGTAATGGAAAAGAACCCTATTAAATCTGCAATACCACCAAAGCCACCAAAGAAAGAAATTCTTCTGCCCGATAACAACGACCTAAAAAGTATCTTCGAGTACGTGCCACCTAAAGGAACTACTAACGCCAATGCGTTTAAATTGCATCGAACGTTGGCTATATTCAAGTTTCAATTACTTATAGGAGGGCATGATCTTATAGATATTGCTTTACTGGATCATAAGAACTTACACAAAGGTAGAATACGGTTTAACCGCTATAAGAACCGGAACAAACGATCTTCTGTATTAATAGATAATTATTTAAACGATTCAGCCAACGAAATAATATCGAGCTACGGAAGTAGTGAGGGCAGGATATTTGATTTTATACCCAATCCTTTAGAGGACATCGACAAATACAACGCTTATAGAAGAAACATACATCGTACCTTAACCACTATTAGCCACAATTTAAACCTAAACTGTGCTATTAAAACTAAGACACCACGTTTTTTGTTTAGAAGTAGGGCAGGGGAACTAATGATAGACAGTTTTATTATTATGCAATTGCAAGGCCACAAGCCTAAAGGAGTGACTTTTGACTACCAAGCGAGAATACCAAACAACATTATTGATCCGGTGCATAAAAAGATACTCGGCTCATATGAGTTAAAGTGTTAAAGTTTATGAGTTAGAGTTTTAGTAAGAATTATTTTACATATCTTGTTCCTCTCCCCAGTTGTTTATCGCTTTATAAGTAGGCATGAACGGCTTTAAATCAACATTTGGAAAAGCAGTAAGAATCTTTAAGATGCTCTCTTGATATATGCGAGCATCCGAATCTTGACGTTTCCACTTAGTGATGGTATTCATAGCGATACCCGTTCTTTGGTGGAACTCACTTTGGTTGATGTCTAAATGTTTAAGTAGGCCTTTGAAATCAAATCTATTCATACGGTAAAGATAATAAATTATTCGCAATAGTTGCGAAAGCTAAAAGAAAAAGTGTATATTTGATTCGTTAATAAATAGTGTAAGAATAACTTACGGTTATGAGATAAAGTTAAGATATAATTGTTAGATTTAAGGATTAGTAACCTTAAATTCATTGCAATGAAAAAATTTTTACTTATTCTCGCTTTAGCAACTTTCAGTGTTGCTCCGTTTACTTCTTGTACTCCAGAAACATTACAAGATGAATATCAAACAGATAAAGACAAGATTTGCCCCCCGAATGACCGCAATTGTAACGGTATTCCGGACGATCAAGAATAGTAGCCTTTATGCGGGGCTGTTAACTATCATTGGGGTTACAGCCCCTTTTTCACACTTACTATCAAGTAGCGACCAAGTAGGGATATTGGGGTATACATATATGACCTCGTTTTTATTTGCTGTTGGTTTTCCTATTTCAATGGTTAGTTTTGCGCTACTATTAAAGTACGGATCGCAAAAAATGATCGATGGCTATTCAAAGCCCTTTAACCAAATATCGAATATCATTTTATTTGTGGGGTGTTTTTACATCCTATGGGTATTACTGCCTATACAAGACTATTCCAAAAGTGTTTACTACACATTCTTAGGGGCGGTTTCAATTGCTTCTGGTTATGCAATAACGATGTTACACTACGTAATAATTATAGCAGAAGAAAAGCTAAGACATACTATTCAGCGATTATTTAAGTTTATATTAAAAGATACTCCCCACGATCTAACTAACGAAGCTGATAAAAAAGCCTACTACGTAAAAACTGAAACCCTTATAACTGAAGTGGCCAATGAGTATTAACAACGACCTAAACAAGCTATGTAAAATAGGCTTTGTAAGTGAGGAGCTAAAAGACGATTATCTGGATCGTTTACACGCTGTCTTAAAAGATAAAGAAAACAACCAATTGGAGCGTATCAAACAACTCCAAAAAGAAAGGGAGGACAAAGACCTCCCAGATATTACTTTTAATTGTGTGGCGGTTTAGTTAGTCAAAAACCAACTCCTTAGTTGAAACGGTGTTATCGTCATTAAAGACAATTTTACAAGAGAACCGAGTTCTCATCATTGCACCAAATCCGTTTTGACTATCTACATAAGAATTTATTTCATAAGTGTTATCCCCTATATATTTAGTGTGTTGATCCTGTTCGCTTGAGCTTGGAAATTCTGCCGTTGCTGGGCTTTTAAGCATATCCTTTACATTTTTTTCCGCAAATGAATAGGCATACAAAGAGTTGTGCTCTATGTCTTTAGAATCTGTTTCATCATCGCTAAAAAACAAACTCGCAAACGAGAAGAAAACTACTATACCCGCTAAAACTATACCGGCTACTGCACATCCGCTTAAACCACTGTTAGGTCTATAACCGCACACATTACAATTTTTACCCTCCACTCTTTGTTTTCCGCAATTAACGCATTTAAAGGTGTTCATATTTAAAAATCTTTTAGTTAAAGGGAGTTTTTTGCTTTTTCGTAAGTTTCGATGATTCGCTCCTGGATCTTAGTCTTGAGCCAAAGGCCAAAGACCGGGTGCTTTAATAGTTTTTCTTCATTATCGATCACTTCGGCAGCTATTCTGTTTAATTCTTCAGTAGAATTTACACCGTACTTAGTGTAACTTTCATTTACTTGTTTGCTCTTTTGTGCAAATTTATCATCGAATAAATCTTGGATATTCTTCTCTTTTACTATTGAAATGATCGCTTCATATTTTAAGGTATTTTCTGACAAAGCCTTTTTTACGCCACTTACAGAGTAGCCCGTAATGCTCGCTAATTCTGTATAAGTCCACCCGTGAAACCGCTTCTGCTCTGCGATCCACGCCCTTAACTCATCAATAGAAATATTCATATTCATAAATCCAATATAGTGTATTTTTCGCAATATATGCGAAGTAATTGTTATTTAGAATGATTATAAACTACCACTTAATATTAAAAAAGTGTAAATAAATCATTGCTAAGTGCAAATAAGTGCATATATTTGTATTGTAACATACAGCCAAAGATATGAAAACAGTAGCAGTAAATCCAACAAATGAAATAACAAATGAGCAGTTTAAGAACTTTCTTACTAATTGCACAGTTAAGTACGATCAAGAAGATACTTATAGCGACATCGCATTTTTAATAGACGATATAGGTACAGACGTAGTTTCGTACAACTTCGATACAGACACCTTACTACTACTTGATAATAAGTTATGGATGGACGATGACACTTCTTTCATCCCTACCGAAGAACAATTAAACCTTATACAAGCTAAACTCTACGACAGCTCAATTAAGGAAAGCAAAAGCAAAAGAGAATTAATTAAACAAGCCTATGATGTAAGAGCCGAACAAGGTCTTTACACATACGGTTACTAAAACCAATCACGATGAGCGATATACTTGGACTCTACAAAGATTTAAAGCGTAACACCAAAGATTTACGCCAGATTGAAGAAACGATCAAGACAGTTAAAACCTTGCCATACTACTCCATTTTTGGAAATGTGCAGGAAAAGTCTAAAGACTTGAATACTGCCGAAGAAGCGAAAAAGGCTTGTTTAAACGAGCGACACGTAATCCTTGAAAATATAGCCTTAGCGGTTCGCAAGGAATTAAACTTAGTATCACAACAACAACAATTTAAAGTAGCATAATGAAACAACAAGAAGTAATCGATGCGTATGAGAAGCTATCCGCTTTTAGAGGGGGTAAAAAGAAAGCTGCATTTATTCACGGTGTAGTCCCGCATCACTTTAAGAACAAGGTGTACGACAAGAAAACAGATCCGGACACCTTAATACAATTGCTCCAGTGCATTAAGCAATCTGCAAAGCAATGTTTAGACGATCTAAAAGAGGTTAATGTCGAAATAGAAAACCAATGAACCTCTCAAAATTAGCAGATAGCAATGGCAATGTATCGGTAGATATGGAAGTATTCCGGCTACTGTTACACGGCCATAGAAAAGAGGTAAAAGCCCTAACGTGCAGTTTATCCGAAGCAATGCTAATAATGGGCGAAAAAGACACAGACGGCTTTTACAAATTACTAAAAGACCCAAAGTGTAAGATCAAAAAAAGAGGGCAAGGAAAGTACGACATTGAATCCTTGCATCAAGAACACAAGAGATTATTAGATAAATGGAATTAACCAATCCGCAGGAAACGTAAAACGGAAGTGGTTGGTAAGAGCCGGGGCAGGCAGTTTTTTTCATAATCGATTGGTAATTTGTTAGTTGTAAAGTCCTGCCTTAGCTTTTATTCAGTATGGAAACATTAGAAATTATAGCAATCATTTTTTTAGCGGTGTTCTTTTACGCAGCTATTGAACTATTAATCAAAGAAAATGAGCATAACCAATAAAAAAACACCTACCGAGCGCATTTGGCAAATCAAAAACCACTTGTGGGAGTTAGAGCGCATCGACAGCAAACGACCTAAGAACTTAGCGGAAGTAAAAAACTACTGGTACGCTAAAATAGTAGAGATAAAAAAAAGAGCCGAAGCGGTCACGGCAATTTGATCGTAACAAAACTTTGTAACAATGAAAAATATATTACAGAAATTAAACAAAGCTAAAAAAGAAATCGGTAAGATTTCAAAAGACAGCACAAACCCATTTTTTAAAAGCAAATACTTTGATGTTAATGCTTTATTAGAACACGTTGAGCCAATACTTCAAGATAATGGTTTGTTGTTATTACAGCCAATCAAAGACGGTAGCGTAGTAACTGAAATACACGATGTAGACAGTCAAGAAGTAGTTGATAGCTCTATTTTACTACCACAACTTTCAGACCCTCAAAAATTAGGAAGTGCAATCACTTATTTTAGAAGATATACGCTCCAATCTTTATTAGGACTACAAGCTGAAGATGATGACGGGAATAAGGCGAGCAAGCCGACCTCAAAAAAACCAAACATTGCAAAGGTTACAAGCGAGGAGTTAAATAGAATTTCCGATGAGCTTTCTAAGGTTTCTACTGAAGCAGATTTAAAGGCTTTGAAAGCCAAAGAGATTTCTTCAATTAATCGTTTCCCGGAGATAAAAACGATGTTTATGTCTAAATATCAAAAACTAACTGCCTAATGGAAGCCTTAACAGAAATCGATAAAATTGGCGGTATTGGAGCTTCTGAAATAGGAAAGCTATTTACTCGGCAAGGATTAAAGGCTAAGACAGCACAAACCTTAGCGTTTGAAAAAGCTGAAGAACTAATTAATGGTTATCGTAAAGACTTTACAACGGTAGCGATGCAACACGGGATCTTTAACGAAGATGAAGCCTATAATCTTGTTATTAAACCAGTTTTTGAAACTGCGGTATATAGAAGTGATTTAAGTATACCTATTAAGGATGGTGTGTGGGTAACTCCAGACGTTGTTGACGATGGACATGGATTAACTATGGATATTAAATGTCCATATACGATTTACACATACTACAAAAACTTGAAGAAGTTACCGGACACATACATAAGCCAAAACCAAATGCAGATGCTCGGCACAGGACACAAAGAAGGATTTGTAGTTCTGTATCTCACTTCCAACGCCATAGATACTTATGGTAATAAAATCGAATACGATATACCAATCGAAGATAGACACGCTTTCCTGCCAATTTTAGCAGATGAGGATTACCAAAAAGAAATAATAAAACGCATCGATGAGTTTTTCCCAATGCGTGATGAGATACTTAAAGACCTACAAAATGCTATTGACATTTCAGATCAAGAATATTTTGAAAAGGCTAAAAACGGAAAAAAAATTACACGCTTTAAAGACAAGTCAAATCTTCTCACTTGGGGCGGTAAAATATATAAAAATCAAAGAGAAGGTTATCTAGTAATTGAATAACAAATGAGCAAACTAATTGCATTAAGCATTGATGTAAACAAGATCAACAAAGAAAGACTGTATCAAGGTCAAAAAGGAAAGTATTTAAACCTTACAGTAGCTTTAAATGATGAACCGGATCAATACGGAAACCACGCATCAGCTTGGGAAGAACAAACCAAAGAAGAACGTGAAGCAGGACAACAAAAGAACTATTTAGGAAATGGTAAGGTTTTTTGGACTGACAACGGATCTTCTCAACCCCAACAAGCCAGCCAGTCAAGCCAAAACTTAGGCCAGGATGATGATGACCTGCCGTTTTAACCTATGAATATCCCCACTTATAAAGATAGTTTAGGCAACTCCTATACAACTCCCCAAATAGATCGCAAAAGCGACAAGGCAGCAAAGGAGTTGCTTGAACTACAATTTATAGAACACGGCTATAACTTCTGTCAAAAGTGCAAAAGAAACGATTGTAAGCCTATTGATGTAAGCCACACGATAAGCCGTAAAAAAGCAAAAGAACAAGGAATGGTAGAGGTTCTTTGGGATAAAGAGAATATGGAAATATTAGGGCGCAAATGCCACGAAAAAAAGGACGGCTTAAAAATAGAATGGAAGCAAAATTCACTATAAAAAGAGGTATTACTGAAGTAGAGTGTAATGGCACAGTTGCCAGGCACAAAACAGCCTTTTTAAACAGTTTAAAATTTAAGGATTTAATGCACTATGTGCATGATGAATCCAAAAGAACCGGAAGTAGATCATTAGTAGTAAAAAAAACAGAATCATGAGAGAATCAAGTTTAGAAGCACACGAACTAATTAAGCCTAAAAAGCAAACTCACTACAAAGAGATACTATCTGCTATGAAGCGAATAGGTAAGCCGGCTGTGAGTAGAATAATTGCTACTTACACATCATTAGATTACCACGCAGTAGCCCGTAGACTTTCAGAAATGGAAATGAAAGAAATGGTTAAAGTCGTTGGTAGAGATCATAAGGTTAAATCTCGTCCTATGCTATGGGATGTAATACAGTAGCTCTATGAATAAAAAAAACTTACCTAACATACCTCTTTACATTGGAGATTGGGAAAAAGACTGCAATGTCCTCAGTTTAAAAACAGAAGCAGCTTGGCTAAGAATAATTTTCAAAATGTTTACTAACGGGAAACAAAGTACTTACAAACTGCCTACAAAAGGCTTACAAAATTTATGGCGTGTTTCAGAAGATGAGGTTAACGAAATATTACAAGAATTAGAGGATTATAATATATGCGAAATATCACGCGAAGGTAGGTTTGTAGCGTTTACATCACGAAGATATGAGAAAGAAAACAACCTTTCTAAAGTTCGATCAGAAGCAGTTTCTAATAGAAAAGACAGAAAAAACAAATCTACAAAAGATTTACAAAAGCCTTACAAAAGCCTACAAAACACTGAAAATGAAATTGAAAATGAAGATAAAGAAAAAGGGGGTATGGGGGAAAAAACAAAATACTCGATTTCTGATTTTATACAAGACTGGAACTCGCTAAGAAAAAAACACTTAAACAAACCAAGTTTTTTAAACAAGCTATCCGGATATGACGATCAAAACAATTTCAACGATCTAACAGATTCTTACACAAGGGATGATTTTAAAAACGCAATGATCGGATTGTTTAAACAACGAAAGCTCCCAAACGGAAATACCACAATGCAGAGCAACCCAAGTCATTTTTTAAAATTCTTCAATAGCTACTTAACAGCCTACCACGATAAGAACAAAGAGTTGTACGGTAAACAAGAAAAACAAGAAGTATGAGCATTATACCAGACATAAACCTTGAGTCATCTGAATCGGGATTTGATTATAAAAAAATATTCGATGAGTGCTAGA